GTCTGATGATACATTCTGTAAATAAAATTCTATAACAACTTCATATGCGTTGCTGTCAATGTTTCCTATACAAATAACATTTGATAATTCTACTCTAGGTTCAAAGTTTTTTATAACATCTTCGACATATCGACCTAGAAGATTTGCTGTAGGTTCAGAAACTGGTTCAAATAATACTCTACGAACATCTGAACCTATTTCTGGGTGAAAAGGTTTCTCATAAAAGTTAGTGTTAATTAAGTTTCTGACACTTCTCTTAACAGCTTCAACATCAGTTAAAGTTGCAATATCTTTTGTTACTGGATGTTTTGCAAAACTTAAATTGATATCTTTATATGTTCTTGAACTTCTACCAGAATCATTCGTAGCAGATGCGTCATAAAATGCAGATGGATTAACACTCATTTATTTCTCCTGTGTATTCTATTTATAACGAAAACACTCATGCAAGTACATCTAATGCCCAACCATATTGAGATGTTCTAGAACCATTAGGGCCCCAATGTCTTTCACCACCAATATCTACATGAAAGAACTCTCCACCATCTTTTGATGGAAAATAACACCCAACACCTTTAATACCTTTATCTTTTAATATTTTTAAGAACCTTGATCTATCTTCTACACTAGAATTACTAAATCTAATATCTGTTGCAATGCCTTCTTGATGAACACTTTTCTTTGCACCACCAACTTTTTTATTATATTCTGGTGATCTAAATGCACTTGTAATTGTTAAAGGACTACCCCATTCTTTAGATACTTCTTCTAATATAGTTTTTAGTCTAGGGTCTATTCTTGAATCTGTATGTGAAAGAAAGTTTAAATAGATACTACCTTTTGCTTCAGGGAATAAGTTACCATCAAACTTTACATTTGCAGCTGGTGTATCTATACTACCTGTTTCTTGTGTTACTGGTGATTTACCACCAAGGCCGCCATCACCATATTCTAAACCTTCATTTGTATCAACATCAATTCCTAGATTACCATCAAATGTTCTACCATTAAGAATACCAGTTGCATGAGTTGAACTAATATTTAATGTTGGTAAATCATATGCAGTCTTTACTGCCTCAACTGAATCTGCAACTTGTTCTAATAACAAAACACTTGAACCACTATTTGCAATTACATCTCCTGAAGCACTACCAGCTGCATTGGGCACCCATGAACCATGACCACCTGTGCCATCTCCTAATCTATGAACACCAATACCATTTACAATAACATCTCCTGAACCAACTACTGCTGGATCACCACAACTAGTTTTATCACCAATTCTAACAGCTGATGCACCGTTTACAAAAACATTAGGTGAACCTTCTGCATATGATGTTGAGTGAAATGGATTTGGTGTAGGTGATGCGTGTCCTACATGAGAATCTGTTCCTTTTCTTACTATTCCTGGCATATATTATTCCTAATTTAAAAATACATTACCATCTGCATCAACATCAACATCTTTTGAAACATCAATATCAAGTGTACCAGTAATATTTGTTTGTTGGTCTTCAAGGTATGTTTCAGTAACTTTCTTTGTTACTGTTTCTGTTTTTGTTCCTAGAATATTAATATCAACATCACCATCAACTTTAATATTCCAGTTTTGTTTGATGTAAGTATTACAACTTCCATCTATTGTTAGATTGACTGTTCCTTTTACATAAGCATAATCAGAACCTGCAACGATACAATAATTATCACCAACAACTTTAGTAACTTTATTACCACCACCATCAATCTCATAAAATGTTCCTGATGTGTGTTGTTCGTTTATTCTTTCGTTGTTTGGTGTGTCATCAAATTCTTTTATGTGTCCTGATTCAGATTCAAAGACATGATTGTATGGATATTCAGGTTGGAATGGTGGAGCAGGTTGAGCCCAAGGTGTACCAGATGCAGTATCAATCTCTGTATAGTTTGCTTGGTCTTTGAGTTTTTCTTGATACTTTACATGATTCGTATCACCTCTTGCAAGTCTGTTGACATCACTCTCATCTAGTAAATCTTCTTTGGGATACTTACCATTGGGATCGTTGAAACCTTTAGATGTGTCTGCAACATTTCTAGGTATGCCTGGAATACTTCCCATGATAATACTTTCCTGCATAGTATCTGCATCACGAAAAAATCCAACAACCCAAGTGCCTTCAACTAATAATGGTGGTGTTGTTCCTATACCACCAACTGCACTTGTTGATACTGGAAACATTGGTAAACTCCACGGCAAATCTTCCGTGGGCAATTTAGTTTTATCTTCTGTGTGATAGCCGTATATTCTTACTTTTAAACGACCAAGTTTTTCAGGGTCTTTTCTATCTTCAACTACACCTATAAACCAATAGAATCCATCACGACCTAAAAAATGATTTTCCATAAAAAAATTCCTCTTTACAAGTATTTATAAAGAGGAATCAGAGGGAGTTAAAATGAATAACTTTGTTTTAATAACAAACTAATTGATATTTTGGAATACCTTGTCCGTTATAAACTGGTGAACTCCAACACTTTGTGAACTTACCTCGTTCAATAGCTGTGTCAGTATGAATATGAGAATTCTTGAATCGTACTGTTGAATCAATTGTTCTCTTTAAAATGTTCTTACCAACATTGGTTAAAATTGAATCTGCGAATCTGTCAAAACCACTATCAAATTCAAATGCGTTAGTATTAAAACTAACTGTTAATAATATAATTGTAAATAACTTTCTCATAATTTATTCTCCTTGTTTAGCTAGACAAAACTCATTCCAGATTAATTCTAAATCTGAATCTACATACCCACTATCTTTAAATGCTCTTGCAACTTTATCTTTCAACTCTTGTAAAGTTTCGCAATCAGGTAATACATAATCAATATATTCATCTGGTGTAATCATAAATTTTCTCTCTATTTTGTTAATCATTAAGTATATTATATGACAAATATGACTTGTTGTCAATACAAAATACCAAAAAAGATTTGTTTAAAATCAAGGACTTACAAGATAGACAATATGTATGCAAGAATTATATACGGTAATGCGAAGAAAAAGCCTATCATTAGTAAGACATTGAATAGAAAATAGAAAGAAATTATTCCATCAATCTTTTTATATTTAAGTCTTTTTTTCATAATAGTTATTTATTATGTTCAAAAATTAAATTACCTGCAACACTTGTTCTGATAACATCAGATTTAAATGGTGGAACTGTATGAGTTAACTCACTAGGGAAAATAAACATTTGACCTGACTGTGGAAGAAAACTATGACCAGCCATAAAGTGTTTTGGTAAATAATGACTAATTGAAAATTCAATTGAACCAGGCCCATCAGTTGTTCCTTCATGTTCTCGTTCTTCATTGTCTAATTCTTTTGGAACATCTAAATACAAAACAAAAGAAACATCAGCGTTAGTATGATTATGAGTTGGATTGAAATCACCAGCTTTCATATAATTTATCCATAATGTTTTTACAAAAAAAGTACCATTCAAATTAAACTGAAAATTTGTATGAGATGCAAGATTATTTTTGTAATCATTAAATATAGGTTGAAGTTGTTGTTCAAACCATTTCATTGTATCTTCTTCATAATGCCATTGACTTTTTAGATGTCCTGCTAAAGAAGAATTTGCACTTCTTTTTAATGTACTACCAATAACATTTAAACGATACAGAATACTCTTGTCAATTTTATATGACATGAGTAAAGGGCCAAAGTAATGTTTTTTACTTTGCATAATCTACAATCCCTGTTGCATAATTCTCTGCACAATCTTCTGCATATCGTAGTGAGTGTTCTGATACATCTATTTTAGAAACTACCCTGTTCCACTTATCTTTGATATGAACAAAATAACCTGCATCTTCTTGTACGATAACTGCAACTCTACCTGATTCGTCATTGTAATAATATTCACTTATCTCTTTCATAATATATTCTCCTATAATTTAATATTAAATGTAACACTAATTCTTTCACCATCACTTTTGTTTTTTGATACCATGTGATCCAAGTATCCAGGCCATAGTAACATTCTTCCACCTATTGGTGAATACGATACTTCACTATCAATTTCATTTGTAACAAATGTTAGTCTGTGATATAAAACTGCTGGTGATGGGTTTCTAAAAAAGATTTTACCAGAATCTTTTACTGCGTTGATATAAAAGACACCTGAAATATCTGTATCGGCGTGCATATGATATTCTTGAAACATACCTTTAGTTGAATAATTAATCCAAGATGATACGATTCTTACATTGTAGTTTTTATTTGGATCAACATTTAAATCTTCATAAAGATATTCATCTACACTTTTGTGAATATGTTCTAATAACAACGGACAACTAAACTGTAAAACATTACACTCGACATTATCATCATATTTAAAAGTAGATGTCATATTACC